TGTATCTAATGCAGTACCGTTTACTGTATAAGCATCAGCTTCAAGAGTACCGTCTATATCAGCGTTACCTGAAATATCTAAAGTAGCTGCATCTAATTCACCAGTAATAGTAAAGTTAGCTACACCTGTACCGTCTGCTCTAGCTACTGGGAATCCACCAGCTGTTGAACCATTGTGTACTACAAGTGCTTCTTTGTCAGTATCTACAGTGACTTCACCTTCTGCACCAGTGAAACTACTGTGTTGTGAGGTTGTACCTCTTCTTAATTTTAATAATTTAGCCATAGTTATGAAAGTGTTCCGAAGTCGATTTGTAAGTTATTTCCACTGACAGTTCCTACTTCAGTGAGGTTTTTATCATTGCAGTCTAAGTGACCACCAAGTTCAGGTGAAGTATCTTCTACTATATTAGATAAACCAGCTGCTGCTGTAACAGTCCAGACAGTACCATTATAATATTTTAATACATTATTAGTAGAATCATACCATAAATCCCCTTCATGTAAAGAGCTAGAAGGTGATGATGATGAAATCCTATATACTTCAGCAAAGTTATTTATACTAGCTAAATTACTTGCAGTAGTATTAACATTAGTTATTGAGCCAGCTACAGAATTAACATTAGAGATTGAACCTCCAACATTATTTACATTGCTAATATTGGTTGCTGTTGTATTTACATTAGCTATATTTGTAGCTACTGTATTAATATTGTTACCAGTACCAGTTGTTAAAGCATCTGCAATACCACCTAAATCTTCCGAAAATGTTATCTGACCAGATACTATAGATATATCTTGTAATACACTTGCAGTAGGAGTAGCGGCTGTAAAACCGTCACCAGATGATCCGTCATAAATCATTAAAGTTTTATTAGAAGACGAATCGTACCATAAATCTCCAGTGGCTAAAGAATTACCTCCACCATCTTGAGTAGGTGCTGAAGTAGATATTTGATATAAATCAGCAAAATTATTTACATCAGTTATATTTGTAGCAACTGTAGTAATGTTTGAGTTAGCTCCAGCTACTGTATTTATATTTGTAGCGTTGCTTACTGCTGCATTAATATTACTTGCATTTCCAGCTACAGCGTTAACATTAGATATAGACCCAGCTACAGTATTAACATTAGTTACATTTCCAGCAACTGTAGTTACTTCTGTTGCTTTTGGTACTTGTCTATGGAATGAATAAGTATGTAATGTAGAAGTTGTTTCTACAATCATTCCAAAAGTAGCAGCGTATGTTGTACTGTTTGCTAGTCCGTTAATAGTTACTGTATTACCAGAGCCTGCAGCGTTAGCAATCGTTGCCACTCCAGACCCATTTGAGGTAAGGTTACTAGCGAGAGCCTTGATACTAACAAGAGTACCTGCCCCATTATTAACGTCAGGATTAGCAGTGGGAAAAGATGTTTCATTTGCTATTGGTACAAAACCGCCTACATCATCGACAAGATCAATAATCCTGTCATTAATAGCAGCAGTTGTAGCTATTGTTGTGTCATTATCAGGGAATGTTTGACCATCCTTAATTGTATCACCAGTACTTACATTAAAGTATCTAGCATCTGATGCTGATGTAGTAAAGAATGAAGTATCATTAGCACTAGCAGATGCTTGCTCACTGTTAGTTACAACAGTTGCATCACTCAATTTACTAGAATCTATAGACCCAGCTGCGTAGTGTTCATTATCTAGAGCACCAGCTGCAATATGTTCGGAATCAACTTGATCATCACCTATTTTAGATCCAGTTACTGCATCTGCTGCTAATTTATCTGTAGTTACTTGTGAATTAGCAATATGTTCAGTATCAATAGATCCAGCTGCATAATGTTCAGAGTTGATAACATCATTTTGTATATTATCTCCGTCTATGCAATCGTTAGATAGGTGAGCATGATCAATACTTGCATCAACGTAATGCTCTGAATTTATTGTGTCATCAGCTATCTTAGTACCATCTACTATATCAGCAGCTAAGTGTACTCTATCTATAGACCCATCTGTATAGTGTTCAGAGTTAACAGCATTATCAGCAAGCTGGGCACCTGTAACTGCATCAGATGCTAGAGCTGTAGTATCGACAGAGTTAGCAGCATAATGTTCTGTATCCAAAGAATCAGCTGCTATATGTTCTGAATCTACACTATCATCAGCTATCTTTGTTCCGTTAATTGCATCAGCTGCAATCATTGTTCTAGCAACTGTTCCTGTATCTGCTGTAGTTATTACTGTACCTGTAATATTAGGCAGGGTAATAGTTCTATCAGCAGTAGGATCGACTACTGTTAATGTTGTCTCATGTGCATTATCTGATGCACCCTCAAATTTAACTACGACATCCTCTCCTAAATTGAGGTCTCCTGTCATAGTACCACCAAGATTACTTAAGTATCTGGCGTTTACTTCTTGTGTAGTATATAAATTTTGAGTAAAGTTTTCGTTTAAATCTTGTGATTTAATCGCTGAACCTGCATAAAAGGTGGCTGCTAGGTTATCCGTATCGGTTTCTCTAAGTATTTTGATTTTGACTCCACTACCGGGAGCAGTATTAAATTGTATTGATGTAGCACTAGGATGAGTAAAAGCTGTAGTGGCAGTACCATCTAATGTAGCTTTTACTTCCGATTGCTTTAAATATGGAAAGGTGTAATTATAAACGGTGGTGGAACCGTTACCTGTATACGAGTCTTGTGTAACAGCCATGCTTTTTATTTAGCCATTTGTAATAGTTTTCTAGTTTCTAATTCTTTTTTTTGTAAGTCAGATGCTCCTTGAACATCACCTCTGCCCATGTTTGCATCAACTGCTCTCTGTACATCTATAGTATTTTGAACATCCCTTCTTTGTGCTAGGAATTCAGCTTCAGCTAATATTTGAGCATCTTTAACTATTTTATCTATCTTCTTAAATATAGGTAATTTCTGTGTCTTTAGTTTAATCTTATTATTATCTAAATCACCACCTTGTACTCTATGAGATCGTAGTAAACCAGTTTGTTTATTTAATTCTTTATCATTCATCAAAGGAACTAACTTCTTCCAAAGCTGCATTTCACCTATACGTTTGTAGATAAATTCTCTTTCAACTTCAGAGTACTCATACGATCCACTAGAATCCATCTTCAGTCTACCAAGACCATCCCAGCCAGTAGTAAGTAACCACTGCCTCCAAGGCTCATTAGTACCACTAATCTTAATAGGGTTTAAAGAATTAAGTATTCTAAGTACTGGATTTTGTATATCATTAAGAGGTTCTCCTGTCCAGAAATCTCTTTGTTCTGGTAGAAAACTAGAAGCTATAGGTATTTTATTAGCAACATACTTAGGAATACTGGATTCAATATCCTTTTGTGTAGATGTAATAGCATTACTTAAAGTACCTAGAGCACCTGATTGAGGTATTATAGCTCTAGTAGCGTTAGCAATGATAGAGTTAAACCTTGACAAGTTACCACTCTGAGCTGCTATAAGAGGCTCTAGACTAGTTAAAGGTGTTTCATTAAGGAATGTAGCTGATATAGTCCACATGACCTTTGCAAGAGCATCTTCAGCAAATGGTTGATCTAAATCTCTAGCATAGTATGCGAGGTCTCCAAGTATACTTAATACAGGGTCTACACCTACTATACCTTTATAAGATATCCACTTACCACCAATGTTAATACTCTTTGGTGCGAATCCTAATTGATCTCTTTCTTTAGCTCTACGTGCTTTGTTGTAGTGACCATTACCTGTTATGTTACCAGCCATAGCATAGTCCCATAAAGATTTAGTTAATAGACCACTAAAAGCCATTCTACCAGTATATTCAGCTCTTAGGTTCTGGAATAATACCTTTGCATTAGGAGTAGTAGCCATATCTATGCCGTGCTCTGCTAACGCTCTAGCTATATCATCATCAGTTCTAGCCCATAGAGTTTTACTATACTTATTGATTCCGGGTATAACACTAATAGGAGTATACGATAAAGCATTCCTAACGTAGTTACTACCAGTTCTAGGGAACATAAGTAGAAATTTACTTACAGGATATGCTGTAGTACCTTGATTAATCCAATTAGCTACTCCATCATCTAAGTTCAAGGCTAATTCACCTTGTATAGATTTCAATGCTTTATCAGTAATTAAACCATCAGCATCAAACATTGAATCATAATGAACCTTTTCAGCTTTATGAATCTTTGTCCAGTCTGCAAAACCAAATTCATTAAATACATCATCATAAGCTCTAGTTCTAGATAGGTAATGAGCTAGGTGTGTCTGACTGAATACATCAGTAAACACCATTCCTGTCATACCATATCGCAAAGCTTTCATCTTAGACATATCTAACATCATCTTAGCCATGTCATACTGATATACTTTACCTATATTACCTTCAGCTTCCCATACTGGTCTCATGTCTTCCATGATTTCCCAAGCCTTATCTTCTTTAAACACAAAGTCTTTACGATAAGATTTAGTCATAAAACCAGCATCACCATGAGCTTTCTTCATCATGGTAAATGCATTATCTATTGCTCGTTTGTTTGTTTCAAAAACGGCGCCGTTGTAATACATTGTACGTTTGAAGCCTTCAAAGTCATCAGCAAATCCCCAGATACCATGACCTAATAAACCAGTAATAGGTTTTAAGATAAGTTGTGAGGTATTACCTACTCCAGCTCTAAACGCAGATATACCAGATAATACATTATTATATATCACACCCCAAGCAGCTCTAGTAAATAGGTTTAGTTGTTGAGGATCTGGACTCTTTAACATACCCGTAGGTGTTATTTGTTCAGCAGACCATCTCATTAACTTAGCTAAACTATCTACATCTCCATCAGTATGAGCAAATGCATCAATTAAGGGACGCATTGCCATAGGGTTTGTATCAGCTAATTTCTTTAACTCTTCAGTTAACTTAAGATTCTTAGCATGTATAGCATTTTCAGCAGATTTAAACTCTTTAGATAAGATTTCAATAGCTTCACCAATTGGCTTATCTTCAGGTATAGCATCAAACCAGTTCTTATATCTTAAACTAGAACCAGCTACATACTTATTTAAAGCATACTCATCCATCAAGAATAGCATCTTATCAATAATAAGATCCATTGCTCTAGGATCATCGATGTATGGTTGTAACTCTTGGACAGCTTCAGCAATAGTTGATGCTTCTCTTCCTAAAGTATCCATAACTCTAGCAGAAGACTCAGCAATCTTTCTACCTAAGAATCTATCAGATAGATCTCTCATAGCAAAAGCTGCTGCTCTAGCCTGTTCTTCGTTTATATACTCAACTTTAAATCTACCTAAAAGGAAGTTCTTAGTATCTTTGTTTTCTGCAAATAGTTTACGAACATCGTCTACTGATAGATCAGGGTTTACAATATCTTTGTAAATAGCCCATGCAGTTTCATTCATCTGTTTAGATGAGAATCTAAATCCATCTACTAATGCATTGAACCTACCTGTATCCCTAGCCTGTTCAGCTACACCCATGATAGCATCTCTAGATGTACTACCAACCATTAAACCTTTAGCTCTCATAGCTTCAGATAAAATAGGTGCATTATTACCTGATGATATACCAGTCTTATTGGCAGCTACATCAGCCATATTACGGGCTACATTGCCCGGAGGTATGGATTGCCTAGCATTACCAGCTTCGTCCAATACAGGCGTTATATCAGGGTCAAACTCAGTAGGATCTGCTCCGGCAGCTTGTTTAGCTTGAGCAGCTGTAGTACGTTCAGAGGCGAAGCCATCGTCTAATGCATCCAATGCAGCATCAAGATCATCTATTTGATCTAATTCTCCCATCAACCGCATTCGTTCGTCAATTAATCTAGCTTGCATACTACTAGATATATTATCACTACCTAAAGATAATTGAGTATCAATCTCTTGAATTTTAAGAAGCTTTTCAATGTCAGCTTCTTGAACAACTGCTTGTTGTTTATACTTAGCAGCTGTTTCATCCAACGGCTCATGCCATTGCATTGTACGTTTACCGCCTTTAAGCTGTATAAAAGATCCTAGTATAGTACCCATTACACTAAGCCCAGCAGTATCAAACATATTCTTATACTTCCTAACTCTAGGACTATCACTATCTAAAGTCTTAGCCCAATCAGGAATAGGAAGTGTACCTTCAGGACCAAATACACCGGGGAAAAAATCATTCAATGCTCTTAATGCATTGTCATCCTCACCGACATCACTTAGACCAATAACTGCAGCTTCTTGAGCACTGAATGCTCCCATAGCTATAAGTCTTTTCTGATACTTAGGCATATCAGCTGGAAGCTTTCCTAGCTGTTGCTGTACTTTACCACCACTTAGGATGGACGGTACAACAATAGACAACATCTTTCTAGCACCTTGCATGAAACCAGTTTTAGATCTAGTCTTTTTATCGTAGTAGCTATCTAAACCACCTAATCCGGGGAGAACTCCAATGTAGTCCATCATCCAGTCAGTAGTAGTTCCAGCACCTATATCAGCTAAATTTCTAAAGGTATCATTTACACCTTGTGCAGAGTAGTTATCGTACTTTTCTTTTCTTGTATTCTTTAACTCTTCATACTGGTATGGAGTCATGCCATAGTATTTCAGATACCATGCTTCTTTAGCTGATTCTCTTTGTGCAGTTAAAGCTTCATCCTTTTCCCAGATAGAACCAGTTGTTATTAAGGATAGTCGTGGGTTTGGTGATTTACCAATATCTTTCCAGTTATTGTACTCAACCCACATCTGAGCTTCATTAGCTTTATCAGATATATCTATAGAACTAGTTGTGCCTTCACCACCTTGACCTTCAAACTTTCCAGTTGGAGGGGTGGTAGTCTCCTGTGGTACAGTAGTGTCTCCACTGAATGTAGTATCAGCTTGATCTGTAGCAGATAGCGGTTGTAGCTCAGCTAATAGAGTACCATCCTCTTTTCTTTCTCTTTCATCTAAGAGATTTTCATCGTTTGTTATTGCCATTATTTAGGAGCTATTTTATACAATGGAGTCGCATTTCTCATATATTCCCATATGGTACTACCGACACTACTTCTAATGTTTTTTTCTTCGTTTATTTTTATTGCTTCTGGAGTTTGGTGGTTTGTAATATCAATAACACCATCGTTTATTAAATCTGCTAAGACACCTACTACTTCTTTATTAGCTTCACTAAGATTTCTAGTTACTTTCAGAGGTGATTGTTCGATTGTAGCGTCTGCTTTCTCTATACTACCTGCAGGTACAACAACATCTACACCAATACTTTCAAAGTACTTATTCCATATATCTCTTCTAGTGTATTGTTTCTTGCCTTCTACAAGAGGTTGACGATGGAATATGTGCTCTACTATATTATTTTTCTTTATAGGTATACCAGAATTAAGATGCCGGATAGCTCTATCAGCATCATCAATAGGTATAAGAGTTTTTGAAGTTTCAATGCCTCCATCTTGAACTTGAACAGAACCTTCTGTCATACCCTTAAATAAATTTTCAAGACCCTGTTCTCCTCCTTTTAATTTATTATCTATTTCTTCAGGAGTTACTGTAGGATTTTTATCTTCTTCATCTACATCAAATAAAAATCTAGTTGAAAGACCAGAATTATCTCTTCTATAAATACCTTTATTGTCAGCTACTTTTTTATCAATTCTATCATTTAAAGCATCTATTTTTTCTAAATCAGTTTCACCAGCAGTCTCATATACTTCATCAAATGTTTTCAGTATATCTTGTTTAATAGCTTCAACTGTTCTACCATAATGTGCTGTACCTAGAGCACCCGGTTTAGTAGCTTCAGCACCTAAAATACCTCTTAGAATTTCTTTAGCTTTAGTAGTTAAATCAGTACCAGTGTACCCCATTCTATCTAAAACTTCTAGCTGTTCTACTTTATCTGCCCAAGCTTCTTGCATCTCTGGAGGTAAATACTGTAAGTATTCAGTTAAGTTTTCTAAGTCGCCAGCTTTATGTAAATCAGTTAGATTAGAATTAACAACAGAAATAGTTTTATTGTGTGCTGCAAATACTTCATAATCAGTTAGCTTATCTATAGTCTTTGGTAGACCTGCATAAGTTTTTTTTAATTGTTTAATTTGACTAGGATCTGATAAATCAAGTTCACCTGATTTAGCTTGTGCATCTATACTTGCTAAAGCATTATTATCTTTAATTACGATGTCATTCTTGAATTTATCAGAAGTCTTTTTTTCATATGCTGCCCAAGCTTTATCAAATTTATTTTCTAGATCTTCACCATATCTACCTACCCAAGTTTCTTTAGATGAGTATGCTATAGTGTTACCGTCCTCACCGAGAGTTACTTTAGCTCCGGGCACGGGCTGAAGAATAGTATGATTCTTAGCTTGTTCTTTAGAGACAAATCTTCCTGATTCTATATCAGATTCCATTATCTGTTCAAAGCTATGATGTAGGTTATTTGTTGGTCCTACTACTTCACCATCATCATTTAGTCTAAAAGTAGCAGCATCATGAGTTATTCTACCACTGAAAGTAGTATTATATTCTATAAAAGAATCTCCAGATGCTGTCACATTACCTTTCTTCCCTTTAGTATTAGTAAATTGTACTGTAGATATTAACCCTTCAGACTGCTCATTCATTTCTGATGCTGTTTGCATCTGAGCATTAGCTACTGCTATTTTATTAAGCTTTGTAGTTTGAATATACTCCTTACCTTTTACCTTTTCTAAAAAAGCTCTACCAGCTTTAGATGACGGATTAACGTCATAAGCTCTCATCAGCTCTCTAGCTCTTAAATAGTAAAACTCACCAGCAGTTTCTGCGGTCCACTGTATTTCAGATTTCTCAGCTAAAGCTCTTAAATTAGTATCTTCTTGATCCCAGTTATCTATCTCTCTTTGAAGTAAAGCTAACTTAGTCTTACTGTTCATCCTTAAACCTAGTTCAGATAGATGACCTATAATGTCATTCTTTTCTTCGTCACTAAGATTCTTATCTTTATATGCTTCAAGCATAGCTTGTTGCTGTTCGTATGAAGATAAGTTATTTAATTTTGAAGCACCCTGAGAAAACTTTTTATACTCTTCACTCTTATCTATAATATCTAATTGATTATTAGACTGAGCTGTAGTAGCTATATCATAGACTTCACCAGCAGCTTTTAGGTATTGCTGAGAATAAGTAGTAGAGAAATCCTTCCAGAATTTAGCCTCTTTTTCATATTCTTTAGCCTCACCCATCAAAGCTTCTACTTCTCTCTTACCTCTAATCGCTGTATTATCAATAGCAAGATCATCACGCTTATTGTAAAAGCTTTGTAGTGATCTGTTATGTTCAATTTCAGAAGCAGCATTACCTCGTAAGGTTTGAAGATGCTGCTTGCTGTATGCTTGGTCTTGTTGATTTTGTTCTTTTAGGTGTCTAATCTGGCGATCTTGTTGTTCTCTATATGCTCGTAAGCCAAGATCACCAAAATTAGCTGCCTTGAAACGACTCCCTTGGGCGTGTCTCTTGAATTTTGACATAGTTAGTTAAACATGTTGTATGCATTTAATCCACCAGTTACAATGCTTGGTATAGCTGAACCCCATGCTGCATTAGATGCTGCGCTTGCAGACACCGTAGCTCCTTTAACAGGAGGAGGTCCAAAGTGGAAGTCCATCAGTGGTTCTGGATCATCATAGATAGTTCTAGGTGTTGAAATTGGTTGAATAGGCATTGGTAATTCACCCGGATCTCCCATCTTTTCAGCGTATGCTGCTAAGTTAGCAGAGAACTTATCATTTTTTATATCTTCTAGTGCTGCTAAAGTATTTAAACCAGCACTTTCTAACCCTTCATTTAAAGCAGCAATCTGGAAACCAAAGTTAGCAGCAGCAGATTGGTGTGTTTTACCTACTGATACACCAGATTGACCTAACGCTCTTATCTTACCTTCTTCTTGTAAATGCTTTATCCTTTGTTCCTGTGCATCGAAATTAGATTCTTTATGTATTTCATCTAGTTTTCTGAATTCATCAGACTCAGCTTTCTGAGCTACTCTTTCATTATACCCTGTTTTCATAGCAAAGAGTTCATTTGATTTCGCATATTGAGCGTCAAGTGAATCTTGTTCTCTTTGTCTAATCATTAACTGATGGGAATAATTACGAGCATTCATTGCATCTTGGTAAGCTGCTTGATTCTCGTTATTCGCTCTTTTAGTTGCAGTCTCTCCTACTCTATAAGCATGTTCAGATTTCAGCTGATCAATCTTCATATTGTACGCTTTAGTGTCGTACTCAAATTGACGTTCTGTTGCTTCGTTCTGCTTATTAGCAGCTTTTTTAGCAGCTTTAGCTTGTTTATTCGCACCAATTAAACCAGCACCTACACTGATAATTGCACCCCAAATACCACTCTCTACACCAGACTCAGCCATCACTTTTTCGTGTGGCTTCATCGTGCTTATTTCGTGTTCGTTAGCTGGAACACCAAACTCATTCATCATCATATTTTAAAACCTCTTATAGAATCTCGGTGAATAATTACCTTCCCACATCATTGAATTTAAAGACACAGGGAATGGTGAATCATTAAATATTCTTAATTGGAAGTTATCTGTTTTTTGATGTATTGGTATAGAAAATACTGATTGCTCACTTAATGCTATATCATTAGCTAGATAAGTATCAGCCATTTGTGTAGGATTAAGATTGTACCACTCATCAAGATATATTAAAATTTTTACTCCTGTACCCGGAGCACTATTCATTGTAATCTGGCTATCACCTGTCACACTAAATAATGTTGTAACAACTCCGTCTAGTTTAACTTTGATTTGATCTTTATTTACATAATCTAAATCTTCGTTATTCCAACTAAATATAGTAGTAGAATTATCTCCAGTGTATGCTTTTTCACCTTGTCTAATACCTGTAGATTTCAGTTTAAAACTCATAAGACCAGATAGACCAACAGCAAATTTCATTCTAGCTATAGTTAAAGTAGCACTGTAATCTGTTAGTTTCTGACTTTGATCTGTTCTAACATATGTTTTAGGTAGTATAACATCTAGGTTATATTTCCATCCAACTATTACATCATCTTCTATGGATGTTAGATCTTCATTATTTACTTTAAAATATGGATCACTTCCATCATCTGTAACTACAGTAGGTGTAATAGTAAATCCAGACTCAGTGAATTGACCAGTAGCTGTTGTACCTTTAATTATTATTACAGGAGTTAATCCAGTAACATTATTCCAAGGTATATAGCACTTAGAAAATTCATTAGTAGTATCATAATCTACTTTATTATTACCTGCTGCATTACTTGCTGAAGCATAAAGATCTATACAAGGGTTAATTTTATTACCAGCATTATTAACAATAATAGCGTCTTGTGGACTCTGGCTTAAACTTGCTTTACTTAATGTAAACTGATTACCTTGTTTAGTAACAGCAAACATGTCATCGGAATCAACAGCAATGCCTTGTACATTACCCATTAACTGCCAATTAAACCATGCTTCTAAAACATTATCTTTACCATCATTATATACACGATAGAAATAAATCTTGTTGTCTGATTGACTAGACATAGCTAAGAATTGATTCTGTGGACTCGCAATAAACGTATCTATTGTAGCTGGAACCCACTCATTTACAACTCTTCCAATGTCTAATACTTGAGGGTTCTCGTCTTGACCACGTGTGATCATTCCGAATATTCTCGTATAAGATGGAGTTTTACTTATGAAATTAATATTAGTACCCATATCAACAGGATCTACTTTTGTATCCATCTCGTAATTAGATATGGTTCTGATCGTAGTAGTTGTTGGTGTCAGAATTCCGCTACCAGAAGCCATCAAAAACTGCTGACTCTTACTAAATAGGACTAAACCCTGTGTAGTAGGAATCACACCATGAAGTGATGCTGGTCGAATTGCTGAACAACTTAAATCTACTGGATCTGAATCAGTCTGTGTTTGAGCAGAGATTGAATAGAAGTTATAGAAATCTTGTGTCTGACTTAAAGTTACATTATCTTTCGATAAGAATCCAAGTCTACTGTTATGGAAAAAGCATTGTTGTATTTTAGCCCCAACAAAACTGGGTTGTGGATTAGTTAAATTATCACCTACTTTTCTAGCTATCCATGATATCTTTTGAAACGTAAAAGTATTAGTAGAAGGGTTAACTAATTCATGCGGCATAGTTGTATCTGTTAGACCTGTAGATACGGTTGGGTCTATTGTTTCAGCCCAATAACCTCTACCTGATACACCATCTTCTGCTACAAACTTAGCCCAATATGTATCTAAAGGTGAAGCAGTATTAATGACTTTTACTTTCCTGTCGTGTACAGTTTCAAAAGGTAAGTCAGATACATTATCAACTTGATCTTGAACTACTGTTAATTTATCACTATTTGGACCACCTTTAGCAGTTATCTTAAATTCAGTATTACCACTATTTCTTATTAAATGTAAGGAATCATCATACTTAGTTACTACTAAATTAGATATATTTAAACCGTTAATTCTACTTTGTAATTCAGTTAGTAATGTATCATAAGTAGCTGTAGCAGGGGAATCATACTCTGTTATAGATCCTGAATTACTACCATCTGTATCACTTATAGTAACATTATACTTACCTACTGGAGCACCACTTAATACTAGTGCAGCGAAAGCTTTTGTTTTATAAGTAGGAGCAGTCAGTGTTGTAACTGTATGTAAGTTATTAGTTATAATAGAAGTATCTTGTACTGTTAGTATATCATAGTTCTCTCGTGCTCCTGTAAGGTACGCCTGTGCCCCTGAGCCGTAGTTAACAGTACACGCTACCCCAGTGGTAGCATTCCATATATCTATGTCTCCTGTACCGCCTCCTGAAGCAGGTTTAATACACCCCATATATTTCTCATCATCATCTCTATGTATATAGAACCACTTACAATTATCATAAGTAGTTCCTGTACCTATATTAGCTAACCATTTAAACCCCGGTCTCTTAGTAAGACCAAAGGTAGGATCAGGATAACCATTAAGGCACTCTCTTACTTGGTTAGCTAGTTTCTTATCATCGGATTGTTTCGAGACTCCCCCTAAATAATTAGGAACTCTTTGTGTTACTGCTGCCATTATCTTTTAAGTGCTTGGAATGGTTGATAACCTTGATAGTAATTCTGTTGACCTTGGGGATGACCAAAGAATGTATACTGACCTTGCTGTGTTTCATACTCTAAAGCTAAAGCTCTTGTGTATGCTTCTTGTTGTTGGAGCATCTGGTACTGACCACTGTCTCCTACTATTCTCTGTGATACTAAAGTAGCAGCTCTAGCTGTTATAAAATCTTGTATTGGTTGAGGTAAATCTACCCAATCAAATTCATATATAACATCACACTCTATAGTATCTTCTGTCCATTTATCTGTATGATGTGCTTTATCATATAACCTGCCATTCCTACGAACAGCATCATACTCTATATTAGCTGCATTTTCTGTCAGCTTTAACTGGATTATATTGTTAGGTATATTTATATAGTCATTATCGTCTGGGGTGAATTCAACGTGGTGCTCTTTATTGAAAGTCCAGCCTTCAGCTTGAACTTCTCTGTTCACCTGTAGCAACGTATCGTATACGATCGCAACGTCTGGGTTGGTAGTGTCCAACGTGGTTACAGGAGCCTGACCACATGACGACAGGATTTGATTTATAGCGGGTAATTCTTGTGTAGCGTTAGTGGTAGGAAAAGGCATGATTATAATTTGTAAATAAAAAAGGGAGCCGAAGCCCCCTTATATGTGCATAGATAATATATAAATATTAACCGTTTGCTGGATATGTTCCACCGAATGCAGCGTTGTTTGTTGAAGCTGGTGCAGCACCTGCTAACAATTCAACACAAGCAGCTGGGTTGAGGAAATCCGCACCCATTGCTAAGCGACCGAGAATAACGTCACCTTGGTAGACCACACTAACATCTCCACTAGTAACTTGTACTTGAGGACCGATAGCTTCTACTACACCTGCAGCTTCTTTCTGGAAAATAAGTCCGCAAGAGTTAGCAAAGTCAGTAGCATTACCGTAGTTATTGTTGATACCAGTTACAGAAGCTCTGCCATCTTCAGCAGCTTCTCCAATGAATGAGCCTACGTTTCCGGGTGATGTAACACCGGGGTTTGTAGCTGATGCAGAACCGTATAGAGTACCATACTTACCGAAGAATGGGATGTTCATTGACTTGTAGATTTTGATACCTGCAATCTCAATGATTCCGTTTCCTTTCTGTAAGGAGTCTCCCTGCTCGTCACGGTTAACTAGACCATTAGAACCTACAGCTTGTATTAGCTCGTAATACTGCCTTGGGTTAAGAACACCTACTCTACCATCAGAACTAATTCCCTTTTCATCTAGAGCCGCAGCGGCGTCATAGAAGGCATTAATTAGACAAGTAGAATCATAAGCTGCAGTAGCGTTGGTAACGCCAGATCTTGTAAGTTGGATCTGTGTTCCACCGGGTTCTACAAAGTTTGACTTAGTGATAGGTGATGCAAGTCTAGCTCCCTTTGCGATTGCACGGAAGATAAGTCTGTCATACTTCTCAGCAAGAGCGTATCCAATCTTCTTAGATATCTCTCCTCTCAATTCGTAATGAGCAAGTGTCTCATCTAGCTCGTATACAAAGGCTGAACTGATTAGAAGGTCATCGATAGTGATGGTCTTCTCAGCTACTGGAGGTGCTCCATCGGAGTTACCGAGGATAGCGTTACCCGGAGTATGATACTCAGCGGTTGTACGACCTGTGTAGATGAACTGTAAACTCTTACCATTCTTAAGAGTTCTCTTCATTACTAGATCCCGAGCAATTGCATTGTTCTGGAATCCTTTGAACATTTCACCACTGAACAATTTGAGATATAAAGCTCTCGCATCGTTAGCGGAATTTAATTGACCTTGCCTCGTGAGTGAGGTGGTCAGATCAGATGACTGATGTGCCATTATTTTATGTTATTTAAAAATAGATATTGCTTTCTTCAGCTGAAATTTTTTTGATCATTTGTTTGTGGTCTATCCCACCGTCTAGACGGCTAAAGGGTATCCTTCGTAAAGGGCCAAAAGCCAATTAGAATGAGGTCCGACATTGAGGTGTCTCATTCCTGTGGTAGTTCAGGTGTGCTGTTTCTACCGTAATAAAAAAGGCTAGCAGTCCGAAGACTACCAGCCATAATTCATTGAATCTCTTCATAGAGTTGATAGAGCTTCTTCTAAAGAGATATCCTCATCAAATTTTTCAGGAGTTTTTTCATGCTCATCTGGTTTATTGTGATGGGACTCTGGAGTAAAGGACGTCACTGACGCCCTAGCTCTATTTGTCTGATGTGACATTAGCGTGTGATTGCTTTGGTGTACTTGTTGCCACGATACACGTAGGTTACTTTGATTGTCATTGTAATCTATTGTACCTAGCCCCCGTTCCATGGCTAGCTGACATGCGTCCTGTAAGGATGAACGGACGTTGAGTTATTTTAGCATTTCCATTTACGAAGAGCAAGTGCTTTACGGGTCGGTTTACCATTCTTTTTCATTGGTCCCTTTACCCCTTTCATTCTTGCACAAAAAGATCTCTTACGTGGACCCCCTTCAGGCTGCGGAGCCTTTAGGTTAGAACCAGTAGCTGCATTATACTTCTTGCGACCAGCAGCTGTCAACCCCCCAGATCGGCTTTTATGTTTACCGATCTTGAGGCTGACACTTTTCTTTTTCTTCTTGGGTGCCATTAGTATTTCTTCTTTACTTTTTTCTTAGCCTTAGCTGCAGCCTTTTTACCAGCTGCAGTATAAGGATATTTCTTACCATTAACATTAGGCATTTTGGATCACCTCCGTAGCCGCTAAGTCAAGCGGAAAATTGTGTGCGTTTCTCTCATGCATTACTTCCATACCAAGATTAGCACGGTTTAATACATCGGCCCAAGTGGGGAC